CATCTATACCTTCATAAAATTCACTCAAATCACATACTTCTCTACCACAACAATCAATACAATCTATGTCTTGATTCCCACAAGGTGACAATTTTCATATCACATCCTTTCCTCGGCAAAGTCCCCCTCTCTTAAACCTAACAATAACAATACTTTTGATTAAAATTTACCTCTAAATTAGCCAAAATCTGTCCACCCTCTCCACAGCTACAGGATGGCTAAATCTAACCACCCTTTCCACTGGTCTTTTAAACGCAAATTTAAGCCTAAATAAGACACTTAAATTATCTCTACCTAAACTTATACCTTTTAAAAATTATCTCTTAATCTAGCCTTAAAATTTCGCATTTTTACGCATAGCAAAAACTACTATAAACCTACTAATATTAATACTTTATAGACATAATTAAAAATAATTAATTTTTAGCTTATTTCACCACTTACCATCCTTATAATCCTGCATCATTTTATCTTTTTCTTCTTCTGTCATATTGCCATTTAATTTCTTTCTGAATATTTGTAAGTTAAATTTTTCATCTTCATTAATTTCTCTTGTTTCTTGACATTCTACTACTAATTTATCAATATTATTTTTTACTTCTATACAAATTTCTGTTATCTTATCATGTTCTTCCAATATTTTACTATTATCTTTCATCATTGATTGTAAAATATAATTATTAACTAATATACAATTATTGTTAATTAACATGTATACTTCTAATTCTTTTTGCTTTTGATTCAATTTTTCAATTATTTTATCCTTCTTGCCAAATCCAAAATATTCTAATATTTTCATATCATCCTCCTATTAAAAAATCAAATTCTTCTTTTAATTTATTAATAGACTTTTCTATAGTTCCAGGATAAATTTCATTTAAATCTTTTTTCAACATATGAGTAAAATAATATTTAACTGTCCTTTCAAAATCAAAATCAAAATCACGTAAAATTGTAAACATTTCTAATTCTTTATCATTCATATAATGTTTAATTTGATAATATTTTACCATATCTATTTTCTTAGTTTTATTTTCAACTGGTTTAAAATAATCTTCATCAAATACTATTTTTTCTGGTATAATTCCTTGCAATTTTTGAATATGTTTTTTCAACTCAAATTCTTGTTCCTTTATTTCATACTCAGTAAATTCATTAGGATTAAATTTTAAAGTATTAAATAAATGATGTCTAATTGTTTTATCATAATCACAATCAAAATAAACAAACTTTTCTAATAAACCTAAAAAACCCTTTTCACTATCATTTAAATCATTCCTACCTTTTAATTCTTCAATTTTCTTATTAATCATATTAAATTCCTCCTGTTTAAATTTATTGAGAAAGGTGTTACTACTAAGCATATAGCCTTTTGTACGGAATAAACGTGTACACAATCCCTTACACCTTTCTCCTATTCCTTTTAAGAATCAATTTCATATGCTCTAAACCATTATAAAATAATACTTTATTGGATATATTTTTCCACCAATGTGTAAATATATCCAATTTTTTTCAGGTATTATTTAAATGCTTGCAAAAAGTTTTCTTTGTGTCCTTTGTAAAGAGCATTTAATAAATCTAATTTTCTTTGACATTCTTCAAATTCATCACTTAGCAATATTTTTACAACTGTTTCAATTTTAACCTTGTATTTTTTTACTTGATACATTCCATCAGATATAACATCATCAATAGAATTATATTTTTCTTTCTTATCTATTTTACTATACTTTTCCATAAGTTTATATGTTGCTTCAATTGCTTTAATAGAATTTGACATTTTTACAACATTTTCAATAATACCTTTTACTTGTCTATCTTTTGCTTTACTTGTATCTACATCTTTTAAAAGTTTACTATTATTCATAGTGATAGTATTTTTCCATTTTGCATCAGGTAAATTATCCATTGCATCAAACAAATAATCCATAGCTGTATCATAATGTTTAGTAGTTATTTTTTCATTTTGTGATACATATTTAAAGAAATCAGGTTTTTCTTTGCGTAACAATCCACTATCATATAAATATTTAATTTGTTCTGATATATCAATATCATATAACCTCTTAGCACTATCTATAGATATCTCTGACAAAATTGTACAAATATCTATACAATTTAATAACTTATCTAAGTCTTTATTATTTTTATTTTTAATCCTATGCCAATACTCACTTAAAAATAGTGCTCCTAAATTAACTACTGTGCCTATATTGAATTGTGATTTTGCAAGGATATTGTCAATCTTAGCATGGTCACTAGAATTTACTGCATATGGTACAGGAGATTTAGCTACATTATTTACACAAACACGATAATTTGATTCATCACTTTTTATGTAACATTTTCTTGCTAATTCTAATAATTTACAATTGGAAAATAATACTAAATTATCACTATCAAGGTCTTGACCTGATAAGATTCGACAAATAGGGAAGTTTATAGAATTTACATAAATGATATTATCACTCATTACAAAATAATCTTCAATGAATTTAACTTTCTTATTTTTCACTATCAATACATTAGATTGAGCAGTATGTGGATTTCTAAAGCCAACATATTCACAATTAAAATCATGCAATGTAGTATAAATTTCATTATCCTTTAATATCATTTTACTTTCCCATTCCTTAAAATTAAGGATACCTTTTTCAACTGGTAGTTGTCTTATAGCATGATATAATAATTCCTTACCGTTTCCAAGGATTGTACAGTAATCACCATTCAGTCTAATTTTACCTTTTTTAACGTGATTTACATAATTATGAATATCTTTTGTTCTTTTGTTTTTGAATAAATCTAAATTAACTATATTCTTATTCTTCATATATAAATCAACTAACATATTGTTGCAATTTATATTATTTGCATTTTGCTTTAAATATTCAATATATGTATCATCATTATTTTTTAATTCCATTACATATTCACATTCAAAGAAACTTAAATCTTTCATATCACTATATGAGATAGGCATACTGTTTAGCATCTGGTATGAAGTCTGTTGTAAAATATTATCTTCATAATCTCTACCTCTTTTTGATTCTTTATCATATTTAACAACACCAAATTGATTATTTTCTTTTTTAACTTTTTCTTTCCAATGTTTCCACATTTTAGGTTTACTACCTTTTATATCAGAAAATTTTAAGGCTTTCAATGATGCAGGAGTTAATATCATATGTATTTCACTAGCTAACATTGGTTCATTGAACATATTATTTATTTTCCATGTGTCAAAATCAATATCATCAGGACAATTATCTCTAAGAAACTTTTGAATATCACATGCAAAAGCACAACATTTTGCCATATGTTGACGTAATAATTGCATTGTTTTACCTTCTGGAAAATATTCCAATTGTAGCAAACCTTCACCATCAAAAATATCATTTTCCATCATATAGTTATCTACTGGATTACTAACTAACTTACCTTCTTCATCCTTCTCAACTACATTACAATCAATAGGAAATATAGATTTAACATCATCAACAATAAGAATATTATCAGGATTAATTTTAATAAAATAATCTACACTTGAAGAAACTAAACTTTCATAGGCTAATAATGAAGGGAAATCACAATCATCTCTATCATCTAAATTCATTCCTAACCTTGCCCATTTAATCATTTCATATCTCATTGATTCCTTTATAAAAAGTACCTGAGAAGTGCGACTTTTTGCACTACTCCGTTTGTAAACAGTATACCTTACTTTTTTACCTTCAATTTCTAATTCAAATCCATCTACATATAATTTTTCTCTTAAATCGTCAATACTAATACTTTCCCAATCATCTTTACTTTTGAAGAATTCAATTCTAATATCCTCTTTATTTTTCTTTTTTATTGATTTTGCTATGTCTTTTCCTGATTTAATACCTTTCCTGAATTTCACATTTATTATATCATTTGTCATTACTTTATTATATCTTTTGCTATCAAATGTTTTAAGTCCTGTTTCCTTTAATTTTACTAATTCTGAAGAATGAGGAAACATACCAACAAATGAAGTATGTAATTCTTTTTTCTCTGTGACTATTTTACCATTTTCATCAATAATATAATTCTCTCTATTCATATTCTCATATAAATCTGCACCTTCAATAGACATAATATAAACATTATTATTTTTATTTTCTTTTTTCATAATATAATCATCATCCCTTCGTCATTTTATTTTTTATTTAAAATTTTCCACGATACCTTTTGACAATTCTATTTTCATCAATACAACTTTGACACCAATCATCTACATCAGTAACTTCAGTATAGTATTCTTTGCAAATAATACATTTTTTTGCTTCTACTTTTTCTTCTCCCCAAATACTATTAATATCAATTTCATCATTATCCCAAATATCTAATTCATCATTTTGTTCTTGCTTTTGTAAATATTCTTGAGTTATTTTTAAACTTTCAGGAACAATATCATCAGGATTCATTTGTTCTTCTTCTTCTTCATATTGATTAGCACCATATAAATCATTAATACCTTCAACTATTTCTGCATCTTCTTTTTCTATTCTTTTCTTTTTATCCTTTTTGCTTTCTTTATATTGCAATTCTTTATATTTTTCGTTTTCTGCTTTTAATTTTTCAATTTCTTCTTTGAGCAAATTATTTTCTAATTCTTTTTTAGTTAAACCATTAATCTTTTGTTTTGTACTTCTCTTTTGATTAGATTTAGTTTTATCTGTTGGTATTAATCCTTGTGCATCAACTATATATTTTACTTGACTATTAAATGATTTTTCATCCTCATATAAACCAACAAATGTACTACAATAATGTTTATCAGGAGTAAGATAATCATTGCAATATCTAATTAAATTTAAATCATCTTGGAGTATCTTATTATATCTTTGAATACTTTTAGAATCAGTTATTAATGATTTTAATTTACTTTGAGTAATAAATCCAAAATTTGCTTCATTTTGCATTACTCTTCTACAAGCAATATAATATCTAACCAAAGCAAATTTATTTAAACTTACACCTTTTATATGTTCAAATATTTTATCAATATCAATATTATCAATCTGAATAAATTGATTTTTAGGTTTAGTTAATCCAATGTAAAATATAAAATCTATATTTTTAATATCATCAATTGTAATTAAATTATAATAAATATCTCTTAATTCAGTAATATAAAATTCTTCTATGATATAATCTTTTTTATCTTTTATATCTTTATATTTATATTTATATTTTTTACTCATTAAAGATTTAATTGCTTCTTTAATAGTTTTAACTATTGTTCTATCTATTCTGCTATCTTTACGCATATAATCAATTAACATTTTAATAGAACATATACTTCTTGAAGTAGCATTATTAAAATTTCTATGTAATAAAGCAAGTATAGTTAATTCTTCATTACTTATATCCTTACTATCATAACAACTATGTGGTAAAATAATAAAACTTTTTTCTTTTTTCTCTAAATTCTCACTCATAATTATAACCTCCATTTATTTATTATATTTATTTTTTAATTCTAATAACTCATTCAAAGCATTGATAAATTTATCTGATTTAACAAATGAATATCCTGTACCTTTATCATCATTATATTTGTAATATCTAAATCCTAAAAATGATAAAGCATCAGCTAAATATTTTTTATATATCACACGATAATTATTATTATCATCTTTCATAATTATCCTCCTAATTTTATTTATAAATCATAAAATGATTGCTTTAGCAATTATGAATATATCTTTATATTATTTTATTCTTTATACTATTTTATTCTTTATACTATTTAGTTCTTTATACACTCTGGAAGTATACACATTTTGTGTTGTGTAATTTTATTATGCAGTACACATTTTGTGTTATAAAAATTGATTCTCCTATACACATTTTGTGTTATAAAAGTCAAATATGATGATTTTCATATCACATTTTGTGTATAGGAGAATTTAATTTTATTTTGGTGTAATATCCTTTAAATCTTTTTGTAATTGTTCATTGTTCACAAAATAAAATATTAAATATCTCCTATCCCTCCTATCTCTATCAATAGAATATATTCTATGTCCTTTGTCTAATAAATAATTAGCATCATTAAAATTTCTAATTACTTGTGTAGTTTTCATAATACCATCCCTTCTCATTATTAATTTTTACTAGCATACTACTAATCACAATTATATTAACAATTTGTAGTATGCTAGTAAAAAATTTAATTTAAATACAATTGTGATTTTACAAATACCAATTCATTTTCATTGCTAAATTTTTGATGTAATATAATTCTTTGTTCTTGTGATAGCATAGAATACATAAAATCAAATTGTTTTGCATACATACTATCAATTTGTTGTCCATGTTCTATTAGTATACGTTGCCTTTGAAATAATTTTTCAAACATTTTTAATTCTTGTTTAATTTCATCATTATTCTTGATAAGCATTTTTAAATCATTTTTCATTTTTTCATAACTCATAATATCTTCCTCCAATTAGTTTTATAATTTGTTCCCTACTTACTTAGACACATAAATTTTAAAAAAGTTCCATAAAATTATTTTTATTTTTTTTCATACTTCTAAACGTATTGTAACATATTCAAAATTTCATGTCAAGCATTTTTATATTTGTATTTTGTCACTCATATATACTTTTCATAATTAGATATATAAATTTCCATACAACTTTATTGTAACATATTTTTTCCAATTTGTCAATACAATTATTTTTACAATCTTAAAAATCCATCAAAAATATCAAAATTTCCAAAAATTGACACATGCTCTAAACCCTTAATTTATAAGCATTTAGAAAAATGAAAATCATGATAAAATCTCAGTTTCATTCAAACTTTAAACACCAAAACAACCAAGATAATTTTCACTTGGTTGTTTTTTGATTATTAAATTGCATTTCCTAAAAATCCCAATATACATTCGCTACAGATTTCGACTTCATTACTATATCCTGTTGATTCTCTCACACTATAAATTGTATTTGCATAGTCACTAAGATTTAGTGATTTACCACACTTATAGCATGTAGATTTATTTCTAAACATTTGAGCATAATCTATATCAGGTATATCAGGTATATCATCAAGAGTTAATTCAAATTCATTATCACTGACAGCGACAACAGCAACAGCAGGGAATTTATATATTTTTGCCATATTATTTATCTCCATCTATGATTATTTTTGTACCATCATTACAAAGAAAAACAAATTGCCCACCAAAATCATCATCAGGTAAAATATTAATTTCATAATCATTCATATATATCTGTCTAATATCATCTAACTTAATTGCAAATTGATAATCAGTTTCACCAGCTTCTTCATAGAAATGAATCGTATTATCTGCAAAATGAGCAATAGTGGCTGATTCAAAACAAGTTACTACATTTGCATATTTAGTATTCAAGTTGATACCAATACTACAACAATTAAATCTACTTTCAAATACTTCAACAAATTCTTCAGTTGTTAATTTATTCATTTATAATAACCTCCGTTTTTTGGTTTATTTTTCTTGGTATATATTTTCTATGTGTAGAATACCATATATTCATCATATGTGTCAATATGTTTTTTTGTGATTATGATAATTTTTTAAACAAAAAAATAACCTGCTATGTAAATTAGCAAGTTATAAATACATACTTTTCAATTCTTCTTTAATATTATCTAATAAAGGTATTTGAAAATCTATAAGCATATTAACTAATACAGATATAACACCTTGAAATTTTAAATCTTCCGAAGGATGATAAAATTTCACCTGATGCTTATACTCAAATTCAAAAAACTTATATATCTCTATTTTTGTTCTATCTTCTGAAATCATATAGTCACGCAAATCTGATTCAAGAACATAGTAACTTTTCCATACTTTGTGAGATTGAATTTTCTCATCTCTAAGTATTCTTCTAGTTTGTTCTTCTGATTTTTTTATAATTTTTGCAATTTCTGGTACAGTAAAAAATGTTTCAAATTTACTTCTAGTTTCTAATTCTTCTTTGCTAAGATTTATAATATGATATTTCATTTACTATCATCACCTTTTAAAATTTTATTAATATAATAATAATACACTATGTTTTTATATTTGTCAATAAGTATTTTGTGTAGTATTAAAATTTCATTATATCATATTTTGGCGAATTTATGCAATAAAAAAACTACATAAAAATAAATGTAGTTTAATAGAAGGAAGTATATTGTTTATAACAAAAAGTAATGTTAAAATTATTGCTAATTAAATGCAAAAGCCACCTCACTTCCCTGCAAAAGAATTAGGTGACTTTATCCTCAGTAGATGTTTTCATCTACCTGCTTTGCTTTTGTCTTTTTATTATAGCAAAAACAGATAGCTTGTCAATACCTCTACTTTTATTATATATAAAAATTATTTTTGGAGGTATTTACAATGGGACAAGCTATGAAAAAGCTAGAAAATATCTATGAAAATCATAGAAATTCTATAGAAATTCCACACGTATATAATAATCAAGATAATGATGATTATGATTATTTAAAGATTATTAAAGCTAAAAGTAATGCTTTAAAGTTATATTTAACTAGAAACAATATAGAAAACATAGAAGAGGTGAATGATGTGACTTTGCATCTTGTTGAAAAAGTAGAAAACAAATTTCTTTCTATAGAAGAAGCATCTAAATATCTAAATTGTAATCCAAGAACAATAAGAAACCGCATAAATAAAGATGGTATGCCTTATGTTATGGATGGAAATAAGAAATTAGTTTCTATAGAAAACCTTGATTTATGGAAAAATGGTAAGCCTGACAGTATAGAAAATACTATAGAAACTGTGGATAACTCTAATGTAGAAGAATATATTCCTATGCCTATAGAAAATTATGTTACAAAGGATGAATTAAATTCTTATACTTTAGCTTTAAAAGATTTTACCGAAGCTATTAATTTGATTCGTGAAGAGGTGTCGGAAATAAAGACAGCTCAAATTGCAATTCAAGAAGAAAAACTATTAGAACGTATTAAAGAATTAAATGAAAAACTAGAAGAAATAAAACAAAAGAAAATTCCATTCTATAAAAAATGGAAAAAATTACTATTCAAAAATTAATTCTATTATTTTTCGACACGACATAGAATTAAACATACAAAAAAACAGAAGGGAAGTGATACAAATTAGTAGATATAACTTTCATCTTAATGAAGAATATGATAATGATATTATTGAATTTATTAAGAATCATAAGAATCAATCAAGAATAATTAGAGATATGTTACGCCTTGCATATCAAGCTATGAAGTCAATTCCTACACCAATTCCTACACCAAAAACACATACTAAAATTGATACGCAAAAAACACATACGCCTATTGTCCCTGAAAAAAAGAAGCCTCCCAATGATAAAATCAAATGGAAGATTCCTGTCAATTAATATTTTATTTTTCCATAAATTACAATTTAATATTGGTATATTTCTGCCTTTACCCAGCATATATTTTATATTATAAAATAACATTAGATTTTTTCTACTCTCTGGCAGGATAAACACTATCTTGCTTTTTTTATGCTAATAAACACCTAAAATTCTAGCTACTGTATCAATTAAAGCTATTCCTGCTAAAAATAATGGCATGTTCATTACCTCCTGTTGTTTTATTGATGATGTTATTATGCTCCGTACCGATTTAAATTATTCACAAAGAAGGTGTAAATTTATGGATTTTTTAAACCATATTTTTAACTATGGTGAATTAATTTGTGTTTTATCTCTTATCTATTTCATATATAAAAAAATTAAGTAGGAGTGATACAATGAAAAAAATTATAACTTCTACTATATTTATATCATCTATATTTATATTTCCTTCAATGGGATTTTGCTATAATAATGAATTAAGTACAGCTTTTAATAATGGTATTATGCCAATTTTAATAGATATTGGAAAAGTAATATTCTCCTGTTCTGTTGTATATGGAAGTTATTACATTATGAGGAAACAATATGTAGTAGGAATAGACAGTATAAAATGGGCAGCTATAGGATTTATTTCTCTTAGGTTATGTCAAGGATTTACTAATTTAGTTGACAGTATTGCTAATGGATTGAAATTTTAGGAAGTGATAATATGCTAGTTGAAATTAGTGATTATCTTTCAGGAAAAATTTATGATTTAATACTACCTAAATTTTCATTTATTACAATTTTTGATGTTGGTTGTTGTATCTGTCTTTGTGTGACAGTATTATCTTGCTATATGGTCATTATGAATAGAAAGAAATATGCTAATTATCTATATTACTCTTGTATGTTTTATACTATCTTCAGATTAATGTCAGTTATATTTGTCTAGGAGGTGATACCATTTTTTAAAATAGAATCATCTAATTATTCCCACATTCAGATTATACCAGATATTTCAGTTGAAAATGGATTGAAGAATATAAAACTTATTCAGTCCATTTATTCTACTATATATAAAGATTTATTTAGCAGAATTAGTTTTAAAAATGGAAAAATTATTTATACTAAAAAACAATATATTTCTTATTATATAGTATTTACTAATAATAAAATATCTTTTCACATGTGCTTACCTTCCGAAACAATTGATTTTATTTCAAATAGATATATACAAACATTTCCAAACATAACAATATTATCTTCAAATAATCCTTTGGATATTTTAAATTTAAATAGGACAACGCAATTTAACCTTATCCAAAAAGAAGAAAATTTCAAGTCATTGAATTGTGATATGCGAAGCGAAAATCCAATTCCTGCTCTCTTATCTATTTCTAAAGACATTAAAGAAAATGACATTGTTATATTTGAAATTAATTTGTCTACATTGGATGAATTTGCAAAAGAATTATTAGAGAATCAGAAACTAAAATATGTTAAATCTACCAATAAATTTCCTAATAAAACTATCGTAGATAAAATATTTTCTATAATACCAATTACATTAGATGTTATATTTGCAATTTTTGATATACTGTTTTCTATGAAAAATAATGATGATAGTATATCAAAAAAACCATCTTTTTCTAGTTATACTAATCAGAAAATTACTTATGATTTATTTGATGCAATGATTAGAGTATTTGTTCAATCAAATGATTTAGTCAAACAAGAACAAATTGGTAAATCAATTGAAGTTTGTCTTAGAGATATTTCAGGTGATAATGAATTAATGATAGGCAAAAAATTACAACCAAAAAATACTAAAGTAAAATTTAACTATGTTAAAAATATATATTCAGCTAAAGAAATCGCTGTATTCATGCAATTGCCTACTAGATATTATCAACAGGAATATTCAATTATTGAAAGTATTGATACTAAAGAAATGAATTTACCGAAACAATTATTTGAAAATGGAATACCAATTGGTGAAGTAAAGTATAAAGGTGTCGTGAAAACTGCATCTTGGAATATAAAGGATAAAGATGTTACTTCACTTCCATTGGCAATTTTTGGGATGCAAGGTGCAGGGAAAAGTGAATATATAACAAACTATGCTATTTCATGTGTAGAAAATAATCAAAGTCTATTTGTTTTAGATGGGATAAAGAATTGTGAGTTGTCAGAAAATATAATAAATAATTTACCTGAAAATTTTAACAAAATATGTATATTAGATTTTTCTGATACAGATTATATTTTTGGATTAAATTGGGATGAAATTAAGAATAGCAAGATTGACAATAAAAGTAAGATGTATATATCAAATCAGATTACACAACAATTGATATTGTTTCTTGATTCTCTTGTTGATGATAATGTACAAAAATTAAGTCCAAGAATGAAAAGATTTCTTACTTCTGCTGGTTTGCTAGTTTTCAGTTTGCCTAATACTACTATATTAGATGTATTGAATTGCCTTATTGACATTGATAAAAGACATAAATTCATAAAACAATCAAAATTAACTAAGAATAGTAAGATTGTTCAAGACTTAAATATGCTAGATAAAAATGGTGATACGAATATTCCAGATGTGAAAGGTATTATTGATAGGTTAGATTTACTTTTAGGTGATTATCTATTATCAAATTTGTTTTCTATGCAAGCAAATAAAAATATTAATTTTAAATATTTTGCAGAAAATGGATATGTTGTTGTTTGTAAAATGCCACAAGTGAATATGTCAGATAAAACAATTGATAGTATTATGACATTTTTAATTTCAAAGATATGGTTATCTCATTTGACTAAAATAAATAATGATATAATAAGCAATGTAATAATAGATGAAATTCATAGGTATCCTACAGCTAGAAAATTGCTTGACAATATAAGGGAAATGAGAAAATATGGATTAAAATATGTTTTTTCTGCACATAAACCAAGTGATTTTAAAGATTTACTTATAACTCTTAAATCTGCTGGAAGTAGTTATATGTTATTTAATACCAGTAAAGAGAATTTGAAATTGTTTGAGGAAGAATTAAATCCTTTTTCGATTGAAGAATGTATGAATACTAAAAAATATCATGCTAAATGTATTGTAAATTATGATAAGCAATACTGTGTATTTGATGCAAAAATAATACCTCCAATATTAAAGAAAAGTATAGATAGAAGTTACATTTATAAAGAATGTCAGAAAAAATATGGTGTTAAAAATAACTCTTTTTAGGGTTATTTTTTTTATAACTTCTATCATTATTAATCTACTTCACTAAAAATTCCTTCGCTTTTTCAGTAATAATATTTTCTACTTCTTTAACTACTTTTGCTTTTGTATCAGATACTTTTGCTTCAACATAACTTCTTATCATATTTTCATCAATAGGAAGTTTCTTGCTTTTAAAAATTTCTGCAATAGTATTTACAGCACTTTCTTTTTTCATATTATTTGACATATCAGAGAATTCTTGATTAATTGCTTTTATTACATTTTCAATAATAGTTTCTTTTAATTTATTTTGTTCAGTAGAAGTTTGAATATTAATTAAATCTTTCTTACTATTGATAAAAGTAACTATTGCTTTCCCTGCAAATGCTATAAATGCTGAAATTATAGTAGCTACTGCTAATGCTAATTGACTATAAATATCTTCCATAATAACATCTCTCCTATTTTAAATTTATTGTACGTCAAATGATACTCCCATATCTCGTAATTTTTGGAATAGATATTCACATAATTCATAATTCTTTTCTTTTTTAGATTTTTGATGTTCAGTAGTAAATATTTCCATTAAAAATTGTAAAAATACGAATCTTTTTCCAACCATTATATTTAACTTTTTAAATTCTTCTTTTTCTAATTCTTCTACTTTTATATTTTTATTTTCTTTTAGAAAATTTTGATACACTGGTTCAATATTATTAAACATTTTATCTATGAATTCTGTTGATATATTCATATTCATTATTTTATCCTTTCTAATTGTAATACTTGTGAAACTATGTAAGAGTATTCATTTGCCAATTTATGCATAAAATCTTTATCAGTTAATAGGCTAACTTCTTTTTCGTTTGAAATAAACATATCTTCAAACAATATAGCTGGCATTAGTGTTTCTCTGGTTTCTGCAAAATTGCTATATTTTTTACCTCTGTCTGTGATTCCATAACCTTTTAAAAATCCCATAATATGAGTATGTATTTGATTTCTATATATATCAGCAATTTTCCCTTTTGTATTGTTATGAACAAAACTTTCATAGCCATGTGCAGATTTATCTGCTGCTGAATTTTTATGAAAACTTAAATACAAATCAACAGGATTTAATTTGTGAAGTCTATTTGCTATTTCTATTGTTTGGTATAAATCTTCTCTACCTGTTACCTTTGGATTAGTCATTGAAGGTTGAATTAAAATTATTTCACATTCAAAATTTTTTTCCATTATGGATTTAAATTCAATACATAAATCCCAATTAAGATTTTTTTCATATATTTTCCCATTTATTGCTCCAAAATCTACCCCACCATGACCTGGGGCAACTATTATTCTTGCCATGTTTTATTTTCCCCTTCACTATTTTTTTCTTTTAAATTATTAGCTATTGTACCTCCACCTGTTAATCCCAAACCTACACCAAAGTAAAAAATTAAATCTTTAACTGTGTCCAATGGTATTTTTAGGAAACAACTTCCAATGTAAGAAAGTAAACATATTAACATACAAAATGCAAAGAAATAATCCATTTTTGTAAATTCTTTTTTCATAATAATCATCATCCTTTTTTAACTTAAACTATTAATACCTAATACAGAACATAAAGTTATTATTGCTGCTTGAATAAAGAATTTTACAGTTTGATTTTTAATTCCCCAAAATCCTTTGTTGTTTGACTCGCTTTGTTGAATAATATGTTCTAGCATTTTTGTTTCATGTTCTCTTTTCTTATCTGAATCATCCTTAATTAACTTTTCAATGCCATCAAATCTTGTTGTCACTATAGCTTCAAACTTTGCTTGATTTATCATTATTTCTGTCTGATGTTTTTCAATAGATTCAATCCTTATGTTTTGTCTGTCGATTCTTTTGTGAACATCATCAAACTTCTCTTTCACATCTTCAAAATCAAGTGCCAATATCACCACCTCGTCTTTCTTAAAAAATATGGTTGACAATTAGCACACTATTATGTTATAAATACTTAAGGATTAATTATCTAAGCAATAATTTTTCCTAAGAGTAGGGAAGGAGTGTGCATCCTTCCCTAATTCTGCAATTACTTACTTCTCACCTTTTAACTTTTTTACTACTTTTTTGATAACTGCTTTAACTTTTTGACCACCAGTTTTTTTAGCCATGTTTTGTTTCACCTCTTTTCACAACAAAATATAAATATAATAGGAGTGATTTTATGGAATTAAAAAGATTTGAAAGGAAAGTAAAACTAAGAAGAGCATATTATTATACTGCTACTGGATTATTAAGTTTCTTTCCTTTTATATTTTTTACAATTGAAAAAATAAGATTAGATTATTTTATATATTCCATATTGGTAAGTTTTTGTGGATATTTGATGTTTTATTTTTTACCAAAAATAAAAAGTATTAATTATACTAAATATGAAATGGATAACTTCTATAATAAATATTTACATTAATTATTTCCAAGTATTTAATCTTTTCATAGTACGAATAGCAATATCATTACGTTTATTATTTAGTACATCCATTCTTTTTCTTTTTAATTCAGGATTTAATTTTTTATTATTTTGAACATCCCTAATTTGCTTATTAATATTTGAAATTAAATCTGTCTGTGAATTGATAAATGATAGTTTTCCGATGTCTTTAAATGATTCTTTATTAAGTTTTGCTGAATTTTTTGATTTAGTTAATTTATCTTTTAAATCATATAAATCTTGCATACTTTGTCCTGTTGAAGCAGTATTGACTGTGAAAGCATTAATGATTGGTAATTCGGAAACTTTTTTAGCAGGTTTATTTTTCTCTTCTACTACACCTGTAGTTTGTAATCCTTTATCAATTACATCAGTAGCTAATTTTCCTAATCCTGCTGTGTAACCTTGAATAGTATTTTCTATTATTCTTGGTGAACCAAAGTTTTTTATTGGTGTATTTTTAACTATAGGATTAAGTATACCTGCTATCTCTTTTGCTGTTTCAGAAGTATTAATATCAAACTGGTCTTTACTTTGTAACATTTGTTCTCTTTTTGGTATAATATCGCCTTGGCGAAAAAATGAGTAATTAGACATTCCTTCGATAATTGGCATTAAACCTGTTATCATTAAAGAAGGTATTAATTGCATTACAGAATCAATACCAAAATTCTTAAAAGCATTTGGTTGTTTATCAAAATAATGATTTAAAAATTTTTCAGGTATATTTGCAAAAATAATTCCTAAATCAAATGGTTTTGGAATTCTAGCTATTGTATCTGTTCCAGGTATAGGAATAAGCCAGAAGGTTGATTTTAACCAATTGGGAGAATCTGCAATTACTTTCTTTTGTTGTTCATTAGCTAATACTTTTTGTGATAAATATACTGCAACAGTAAAGCCTGTTATAGCTTTAGTTGCTTTACCATAACTTGTATTATTCATTAATTTTAAACCACTTTTAATTCCTGTTACTTGTCCATTTTTTATTTCATTAAATATGAATCTACCATCTTCTGTAAAACTTCTATATGCTCTTGATGAACCTTGAATTGAAGCATTAAAAAATGAAATTACTTTATTTATTTCTTTAGTAATATTTCCAGAACGTGCAAAATCCATAAGGTCTCGACTTCTATACGCAGCCTCTAAGTCACTTACTCCTGCTCTTTTTGCTGCATTAAACTCACCTATCTTAGTTGACAATTCTGTTATCTCACTATAACTTCTAAGTTTATCAAGTAATTTTATATCTAATTCTCTAAATGGGAAAATAAAATAATCTTTTACTGTACCATCATTTGCTAAATCTTTAATACGAGTATCTAATGTATTTGTACCACTTAATTCTCTAATTGCTTGTCTTTGTAAATCTCTATCATAACTTATAATAGAACCATAACCACCATAATTTTCTAAAAATTTATCATATAATCCTTTACCTTTATAAACATTAATATTAAGTTTAGAATTATATAATTTATTTTTTATTGAATTAGGTACAAAAAATGTAAATACATCAGGAATATAATTATTAAGTTTAGTATCTCCACCTTTTCCCAATGCTTCAGAAAATCCAGTATACCAATCCTTAAAAAATTTAAAACCTGATTTAGAAAATACATATGCAGAAAATAAATCTCTTATAGGATTCCTTACAAAAAATGCAGGGTTTAAAGTTGCTCCTGCTCTTAATGTCGAAGCCATTTTTGCAAGATTGCTCATTAATGTATTTGAATGTTCCGCATCTAAATCTTTTAACATTTTGTATAAATCATCTGATACAGATACATAATATTTTTTTACTTCATCTATACGATTTCCAAGGGAATCAAGTACATACTCTTCTCTTCCTGTTGATGGATTATATCTTATTTTATAATCATCTTTATAGTAATATACAGTATTTGGATAACTACTTTCTTTTCCTTTTGGTACTCTTTTTACCTTTCCTGTTTTTTCTAATAAATCAATATAATCAGAACGATTATCAAAATATCTCATAATTTTATTCTTTTCTGTTACAGTAGAAATTTTATGAGTATTTTTAATAATATTTTCTAATGGATTTATTACTTTTCTTCCAGAACCTTTTAAATCATAAATAGCTTTACCAATATTAGCTATAGCATTTGTTTCTATATTATATGCTAAATTATCAACACCTAATTTTTCTCCATCAAACATATCTCTAAACAAAGGTACATAGTTAGGATATTTTTTTATTAATCCTTCATAGGTATCACCTGTTATAATTTCAGCATCACGTAAATTAGTAAGTAATTTTTGATTATATTCAACTAATCTTTGTTGTGCTAAATCCATTTCAGGTGAAGCATATTTATTAATAATTGCATCTGCTTCTGCATCAGTAAAACCTGATTTAATTGGATTTCCATCTTTTCCTAAAGTTTTATTTACATCTTTAACATGTTTTGCTAAACTATATTGTGCTAATTCTTCTACTGTATATCCTGCTTTTTGTACATCATCAATAATAGGTTTTAAACTTTTATTTATAAAATTATTAGCACTTTCTGGTGTTCCTGAAAATAATCTTAATTGTTTATAAAAAGAATTATCAGCATCACTAAGACCATCTCTATCAAAAATTTTATAAAATTCTTTTTGTCTTTTATCTGCTTCTACTCTTGTTATTACTCCATTTTCAAAATCTTTTTCAATATTATTTCTTATTTCATTTGTTAAATCTTTATCTAAATTATATGCAGGTCTGAATTTATCAACAAAATTGGTTAAATAATTATCTACTTTCTGTGACCATGTTTTAGGTTCTTCTGTTTTACTCTCCCATGATATTTTTTCATTAAAACTTTCAGGTGAATTTAATTGTATTGAATCAGGAGCAGGAGGTTTTTTTAAACTTTTCCATTCACCAACACCTTTCAATACTCCACCTAAACCACCAAATAAAGCAGCATCACCTATTGCACTTCCTACAATATCACCAAAATCACCACCAGCAATAGTTTCATCTATAGCACCATATCCAGCACCAGCAATAGCATCCCTTTTCATTGCTTGCCCTACTTTACCAGCAAAAGTTGTAGCAGGTTTTTGTCCAAATTTCTTTAATATTAATTCTGCACCTTTATCTAATTTTGATATAGGTATTAATGAACCTGCTAATTCTCCTACACCTTCAGTTACATTTCCCACAAAACTTTTTGATTCTAAATTTTTCTTTTCTTCTTCTCTTGATTTAATAGCATCATCACCAAGTTTAGAAGTTAAATAATCAAAAAGTTTTTCAGAACCACCAAAAGTTACACCTTCTGCTACAGCATCATTAAATTTTAATGGTAGATTTATTAAATCTTTTCCTACATTCTTACCAAAATTTAATATATCTGAACCTGAAATTTCTGATAAATCAATTGGTTTAGTACTCCAAGGTAAAAATCCTCCTAAGTTTTTATCAAATTTTTGATAACCAGTTAATTCCTTTTTCTTTTTAATAGTAGGTTTAGTAGTATTATTCATAGTAGGAGTAGAATCAACTGTACCAATATCATCAAAAAACCCACCCCCACTATTTAATGATGTATCACCTCCTATATCATCAAAAAAACCTCCACTATTCATTTCATTATTACTATCACCAATATCATCAAAAAATCCCAAAATCTCACCACCTATTTATATTATTCTACACCATAAACATTTTCATCTATATATTTCATTAATGTTGGAATAGCTACACCTGCACGAGCAAAAGTATCTGCTTCACTTTGAATAATTTGTTTAATTTCTTCTGCACTATATTGTTGAGATAATTCATTTATTCTAGCATATGCTTTTGCAGTAGCAGCATTTTTAGCTTGTGTCAATTGAGTACCTTTCATATCAGGTGAATATGATTGATATAAAGGTGCTAATTCTCCAGCTTTTCCTTTAAAGAATTCAGAAGGTTTAACATTTTTACTTTGGAAGAACATATTTACTGCATCCTGTGGATTAATACCTGCCTTTTGTGCTTCTACAATCCATTCAGGGTCAGCTAAAGCAGATTTTACTGCATAGTATCCTGGATTTTGTAATCCATTTTCCATATTCTCATTGTATCTATTATTTATTTTCTCAAAATAATTTGCTACAGCCTGATTCTGTCTTTCTCCTGCTGTTAAATTACTTTGTCCTGCACCAGAAGCACGTAAAGTATCATTGTTTAATTGTCCCTCTTGATACATTCTTTCCCATGTTTTACTGCCATCTGGCATCATACCAGTTAATCCAATATTTTTATACATGATTTCTAAATCTCTCTGGTCTTTTTGATTTTTCAATTCTTGTTCTTGTAAATTTCTTTGCCATGTAGGACTACCATTCCACATTTGAGTCATTCCAGCTTCTGACAATAACCTTTGAAAAGTAGGATTTCCATTCCATTCTTGAGTTAATCCTGCTTCGGCTAATTTATTTGCAAATGCTTGTTGTTCTGCTTGTGTATTCATCTGTCCTTGTTGTGAAAGTAAATTAGCCATATTCATCATGTTAGTTTTATCTTGCTGATAATATTGATTAGAATAGTCCATCTCTTTTTGTGCTCTATCAGCTTCAAGCATAGCATATTCATTGCCTAAACTTGCTATATTGTTTGCAGTTTGATTTGAAATATTAGCTAATTGTCTTGCTTGTTCTGTCTCTATGTTTTTTTGCATAGGCATAAATTTATTTGCTGTATCTTGACGTAAATATTCTGATAATTGTGAATTCTGTAATCCTCTGCCAGTTATATTAGAATTAGTTTGTGATTGTCCTTCACGTTTATTAATTTGTAAATTTGCTCTAGCATCATCATATGCACTTCTAGCACTATCTCTTTGAGCATCAGCAGCCGATTGTAATTCAGCCAGTTTTCCATCTAAAGCATTTAATTTTGGTTGATAAGCTACATTAGCATATTGTTTTGCTTGTGTCTGATATTTTGTTAAATCATTAGGGTCAAATGGCTTTAAAGCGTAACTACCTAATGTATTAGAAAGTTTAGTGAAATCACCATATGCCCTGTCATTTGTTGGGTCAATGTAAAAATCTTTATTTTCTTCAAGATTCATTCCATTAACATTAATTGAACGATTACCAAATTGATTCCTTTCAGGATTCCATTGTACATTACCTACATTTTGTAGTAATTGTCTAATTGGAGCCATTTTGGAAAAATCTACTGCCAAATTTTGCACCTCCCATTTTATATATAAATATAATTTTGAATATATTGATTTGTATTTGCTGAAATTAATCTTTCTGAAACTTGTGTATTTGCTGTAATTGGGACAAATGTTCCAGGATATGACCATATATATAAACAAATATTACTTTTGTTTGTAGCTGACATAAAAGATTTTATTTCATTATCAACAAATGCAAATTTCATATTGTCTATAGTATTGTAAGAATATTGCATACCAAAATCAACATGTTCTGTGTATGTTGAAAAACTTGAATCATATTTTACATATTTTACAGTATTATTATCCCAAAACATACAATATAATTCATTGTTATAAACAAGTAATTCTGAAAATTGAAATCCTGCATATCCTGAAAATCCTCTTTTGACTACTTCTAATCCAGATGAATCATATTGAAAAATATATTTTGAATATGTTGATTGAAAACCATCAAAAATACAATAACAATTTGTTCCATCTGTGTAAATATATTGAGGATTCAATGTGTAAGTATGAAGTGTTGACCTTCTTATTACTGTATTCGTACCAGTGAAACTACTTGTACAATATGAAATATATCCAGAATTGTAACTATAATTTGAATTATCTCGCCACACATAAAGCAAACCATTAGGTGTAGGAATAAATTTCATACGTTCAATAGCACCAGAAAACCCGTCTGTTCTATTATAATAAGTAGTTGTTTCTGTAATCCATGTGAAATTTGCTGTCACATGGTATTTTACATATTCACCACCAGAAGTTGAACATTTTGCATACCACAATTCACGTTTTATAGAATATGTTGCCAATTGATGATAATAAAACCAACCAATGTGTACTCCATTTGAATCTACGTGAAGAGTATGCCAGAATGTATAACTATCATCATCAATTGTGCCACCATACCAACGCAATGATTCTCCTAAAAAGATAGTTGTTAAATTATTAGTTGTTAAAGAATATTTTACCAATGACAAATCTTCTTGATATGTGTCTTGCAAAAAATAAATATTGCCATCATAAAAACTAGCATTAGTCAATGAATCTATTAATGTAAATGTATTTATTTTTTGGAAATCTGTTCCATCTATATTCATATTTGCTATTGTAATTTCAAAATATTCAGTGTAACTACTTTCTGCATGTGAATATTTTGAAATATATACTGAATATATTTTTGAATTGTATTCAAAGGTTAATAAAATATAACCTTGAATATTTTCATAAAGCATACATTCAAATGTTCTTTGTGCAGGATATGTCATTATGATTCAACCTTTCCATTACAAATAGCTGTTATACTTATTTTTCCATATGGGAAATATTCTGGAAGACTTGTCCCCTTTATATACACTCTAACACCATTAAAATTAGTAGATGAATTAAATTTTTGTGCCATTGGTATTATCTTCATATCAGATGATTGATTTACTTCATCACCTATATAACCTTCAGTGTTGTATGCAACTTGAATTTTTGCTGTACAAATTGGTTCAAATTCATATTCATTTACAAAATTAAAATCTATATATTGTTGTGAATATGTTAGCCAACCATATTCTATATATTCACCAGTACCATCATATATAATACCTTGAAAATCATTTATAGAATTAACAAACAATTCAGTTTTCATCTTATTTTCATTAAAAGCATTAATAATATTTTCAGGTTTTTTAATATCTTGATAACTTAATCTTCTTAAAGCTAACTTATCTGCCATATAATCCCTCCTATCTAAATTTTTTAGGAGTAACAATAAAATTCAAATGCACTAATTTATCAATAAAATCAGTAGTATAGAATTTAACTTTCATATTACCACCTTTAGCACGTTTGATTTTTAACTTTTGTGTTGATTGTTCTCCTGCTGGAAAAAATATACTAAATATATCTGTTTCAGGATTATTGTCACCTTGACAAACTACATTTAATGTAAAATCATTTGCTGGTTCTGCTGTAATATATATTCTTTTTAATTTTGATTTTTCTCTTCCTAATTCTAATAAATATTCAAATTCAGTAGAATATTCAGTTACACCAAAATCTGTAATAGCGGTATTATCGAATTTAACTAAATCACCGTTATCTGTACCTACATAAAGAAATCCTTTTTGTAAAAAATTCTCATGGTGAATACATGCACACGTAAATATTTTTTCATATACATCAATATACCATTGTTTTTCTACTGTATCAAAAATGAACACTTTAGTATCTGTTAAATCTGGCATGAATATATAGAATTTTCCATCATGTCCTATTGTAAATATTTTTGTGAATGTTCTTGAATTCAATTCTTCTTCAATTTTTTCACTTATAGAAACTATATCACTACCAGAATAAGCATAAACTTTTAGTTTGTTTGAATCTCTACCAACGTATATAATATAGTTTGCTACTTTTGATGCACAATTCATTCCATAAACAGGATATTTCCCTACAACAGAAGTAGAAAAATTTGTTTCATCATAACCTTCAAGCCGATAAGCACCTCTATTTGTTAATGCTAATCCATGCGTGTCGAATGATACGAATTCTAGTGTAGTTTCATTGATATTTGAAGGGTCGATTTGAAAGGCAGGATTCCAATAATCAATATCTATATATTTTTTTGCATCTGCATCTTCACCGATAACAATATAATCATTAAATTTAATTGTATTTGCAGGAGCATAATTTGGCGACCATCCGAAAACTCTACCTTGATGTGTAGTAACTTTTTCCATTTTTGGTACATCATATGATATTTCAGATAAATTAGTTAATTCTGAAATACCTGTGCCAGCATTAATATTAAACACATAATTGTTTGCACCATTTGAAAGAACTAATTGTGAATCTCTACCTTCTCTAAAAGTTGACCATTGAGTAGAATTTAATTGTGCAGAAGATATAGTATCATCTAATAATGTCCAATTATCTGTTCCATTTTTTAACCATAAATTTGTACCTTCTTGAACCAAAATTCTTGAAGTCATTTGAGGTACACCACAAGAATGTATAGATTTTACAGCATTGTCAAATATTTTTTCTATTAAAATTATATTGCCTTTTCGTGAAGATAATTCACCTTGAAATGTTCTAAAGTTTTTTCCTGTAACAATTTCAGTTGTGTCTTTTATATTAAGATTATTTACTCCTGAAAAAGCAGAAACTGGTATATTTTTTCTCATATTATATCACCCTTATCGCTAGGTTGTTATAATTATCTAATTCATTTATTTGTCTTAATGCTTTTGCTTTTTTATATTCAAATTCTTTCATTAACCTTTGTGCATCTTGAATAACAATTTCATCTGAATTGTCCATGTCTTTGAAACGTGAAGCTAAAAATAATGCTACACATTTATGTAAAAGTTTATGACAATCTATTTCAGCACTTAAAGCAGTTTCAATTTCTGTTTCATCATCTTCATCTACAATTTCAATTTCAGTAGATAATTTAGAATAGTAAATTGAATATGTACCTGTTGCTGATATTTTTATTTTACCATTTCGGATAACATAATCAACATATGATACTTCTCCATTACTATCTTCAAATTCTATTACTCTTATCATATTTGTTGGTATATCATACCATGCAGTTGTATCTGTTACTTCTATTGTAGCAGTATCAAATAATTTTGCATCTTCGCCTAATTCAACTAAACATTCATTAATCCAATAAACTCCATCTAAATATTCTATGTCATCATCTACATGTCGATTTGCAAGTTTAATAATTTGAAGTCCTGTCAAAATTCATACCTCCAATCTTGTATATTAAAAAATAATAGACATATGTAATTTTATTTTACATATGTCTATATAAATTATATTTCTATTTTATTTAACACTCAGGATAATACCAATCTTCAGGCATAGTATCTCTTAATTCTACACCTTCAAAACCAAGCAAATATACTTGGTCATCTTCGGTAAACGGATAACCTACCACACATCTACCTGTTGGTTCATCAATATTTGCAGGAGGTAAACCTAAACTTACTCCTGAAGGCAATATTCCTAAATTAGATATATTTGTATAAATCTCCACACTTGCAAAAACTGCTACCATACTATATCATTATCCCCTTTCCTGCTATAATTTGTTTTAAATAATTATAATTTTTTATTCTTTCTGTATCTGTCAATGCTCTGTTACACATATTTAAGTATGCAATTTCACCATTTAAATAAGCAGAAGATTTTCTTCGTCCGATATTAACTGTACTACTAGTTGGTAATATTGCGTCTGTGAAAACTGTAGGCACACCAGACAAAATACCATTTACAAAATAATAAACATTATTTCTGTCATACATAAATCCTACATGAACATATGTATTTTCAGGTATGCTATTATTTGCTGAAGCACCTCTTGCAACACCGTTTATTACACCAACTACAGATTTATTAGTATAATTCCAATAAATTCCATATTGCATATCAGTTACAGTAGATAAATTCTTTGCGATTATATAACCATTTGCAATTGATGCTTTAAAAATAAATTCAATATAAAATCCATTTTGCAATTGAAAATATTCATTGTTTCCTAATTCTATATAGTCATCAATACCGTCAAATTTAAAACCTTCACCTGTAAAAATTGGGTCTGAACCATCAGAACTTGATGAATTACCTAGTATACCTGCTACACTTGAAGATTTAATATATATTGTTGAATTACCAACAAAATAATTAGAAAATATAACATCACATTGAGTAATAGTTGGTTCGTTTCCTAATCCAAATAATAAAGATAAATCTATAACTAATACTTCTTGAACCTCTATTACTTTTCCTAATGCTGTTGCAGTATCTACATATGTACCAAAAATAGATAAACTTTCTGAAACAGATAACATTGTACGAATACCAGATAATGTATATACTACATCTTGTACAGGATTTGCTTGAAATACTGTTGCTGTTCCTGCACATGCTATTGTTATTGCTTGTGGTGGTGAGGCACTAGTTGATTTTATTTTTGCACGTACATAAATTTTACTATTTATAGATGAAGAAATAGATTGATAAATCTGTGGATAACGTGTTGTGCCTGAACCTGTTATTATTCCTTTATTTGCTGATACAGTAAGTGTACTACCAGCAGGAGTCCAAATACTTGTATCTACAAAATTTCCATTCTGAATAATATTAGTAGCAGTATATTGTTTATTTGAAAACATTCCTGGTAAATTCATCCTAATACTACCATCAAACCAATATTTAAACATTTCATCACATTGTTGGGCAGTTGGTTCGTTTCCTGCACCGAAGAGGGAAGTTAGGTCTATTGCTAATACTTGTTGTACTTCCATTACTTTTCCGTTTGCTGTTGTTGCGTCTACATATTTATGCTCTATAGTTAATAGGTTTGTGGTCGTGATTGATGCTACTCCTACCCCTGAAAGTGTATAAATATTACCGTTAATTGGATTAGAAACTACATATAAACTAACGCCATCATAAAGCCATAAATTAATAGATAAACAAGATGAATTTGTTACTTTACATTTAGTTTTTACGTAATACTTTCTACCTGCTATAAGTGAATTTGTATCAAATCTTTTAAGTGTTGGATATCTGCTAACACCATCTCCCGTAACAATTGCTTTATTATCAGATATTGTCAAGGCACCACCTACACTACTCCACCCACTAGTACTAGGAAAATTCCCACCTTGCACAATATTCGTCACACTCATATTTTCTTGCTTTTGATTCCATAAAGTCTGCAAATCAGTTGTGCGTTGGTATGTTGTTGCGGATGGGGAGAGTTCTAGTTGAGCACCCCAAAGCCAAAAAGTTTTAGATGTATCAATATTTAATAAACCTGTATAAATAGCTAATAATATTGAATTACCATCTGCACTTGCAGTAAATGTTTTCTTTACAGAAATACGCACCCATTGTCCTGCAATTGTTGAAACTATAAGATTTTCTGCTTCTTGCATTGTGCCTGTTCCACGTACCCTGATTGTAAAGTTAAATTGTGTGTCAGCATAAACCCATAATGAAATAGTAAATATTTTTGAAGTTATAGAACCTACAGCAAACGTACAATTTACACTTGAACCAACACCACTTCCAAGAACTTTATCCGCAGTTAATTCACCATTTGGTGCTGTCTTGTCATTTGAAACTATAGTAGTATCTGTCTTTATCCACACACTATTACTAAAATCCTCACTCCACTTCAACAAATTCCTCTGTCGAATTGGAGCATAATGAGCAACTAATCCGTTTTGAATAAGACGTTTTGGTTTTAAAGGAAGTGCCATGATAACACCTCCTAAACTTTCAGAATCAAAGTCAATGTTCTATCTGCTGTTTGATTGACTGCTGAACCTGATGTTCCACTTCTAATTTTTAAATATCTAATAGGTGCTAAAGCCAAAGCATTTACATCAATTGCATTTATTACATTTGCTGTTGCAGTAAGATTACTTCCAGGTTCAGTTACTTCTAAACCATTGGCTTTTATATCTTTATATGTTCCTCCAGAAGTAGAACTACCTTGGAAAGTTAATCCAGCAGCAGTCCATTCAGACGGCATTTCTATTGCTGCTAATTGATAACCTTCGAGGTCTATTTCTGTTGAAAGAGGTGTACCTGAAGTTATAGTAGCAGTTTTTATAGTTGTTCTATTTGTTATATTAGTATTTAATGTTCCTGCTAATAATGCTCTAACTGCTTCTAATTTTGCTTCTGTTGAAAAATCTTTACCATTTAAAGTAGTTAATGCTGTTTCAATACCATCTACATGAGATATGATAGTATCTTGCTTTGCTGAAGTTGATGCACCTGTAGCTAAAGAATTTAAAATTTCATACTTACTACCATTTTCTACATTTATAGTATCTACTCCACCACTAAAAACAATATTTTCAGTTGTTACTTCAACAACACCTGTATTACTTGTACTACATGTAAATTCATCTAAAGCATTAATTTCTGTTGCTACTAATGTTGCAGTATTTTTAGTATCATCTACAGCAAAATTATCTCCACCACCAGAGAAAGTTGCTGATTCTGCCAATGTTAATAAATCTAATCCTGTACCACTTGCAACAGCATCAACTAATAAAGTTTCGCTATTAATTAATGTAGCAATATCACCTGCTGTACTACCATTTTCTGCTAATGTAATAGTTATAGCTTTTTCTACTATAACAAAAGATAATGTGCTTGTACCTGCTACAACTTCTATAGTATAGTCATTTCCATCAATACCATTTTCTACAACTTCTAAATTAACTGTTCCATCTGTACCTGTACCTATACTTGCTATAGCTGCATCTCCAGAATCAGTACCTAATGAAACTACAATTGTAGAATCTGTTAATATAGCTGATAAATCAGAATCAGCAGAATCTCCCTCTACTATTTCAATATCATATACATTTCCAATTACACCTTCATCTATATACGATACTACAATTTCACTTGTACCTTCACCTATCGTTGCTGTAGCTTTTGCACCAGCTAAAGCAGGAGTAAATGTTATAGTATCAGCAGTATTAGAAACAATTGTTTTAAAATATTCTTTATCTTCTGTGGTAAATTTTACTATTGAATTAGCAAACATATTGGTAATAAATTCTTTATTTGTATCTACAATAGTTGTTTTTGTTCCACTTGTGCTAACACCCATTATTGTTTCTACTTTTGCAATACCTGATTCCATGTCTATATATTTTGCTAGTAAATCAAATGTATTCATATCTTACCTCCCTTGCTTAAATTTAAATTTAAAAAATAAAAAGAGAGTATATTTCAACTCTCTTAAATATTTAATTAACCAGTTACACCATAGATAGAAGCATGTTTCTTAGGATTGCGAATTTCCAAACCACATTCAGTAATATACTGTTCTTTGATACCATCTTCATCATTATCTTGAAGATTAGTTTCAAGTTTAGTATCTCTACCTTTTAACGGACGATATTTTACTTCTTTAACATCAAGAACAACACCATTATATGTAGAATCATTTAAAATTCTGTCATAAACAATATTTAAAATACCAAACGGAGAAATGTATTGGAATACAGATAATCCGTATTTCTTTGCTTCTTGATTAATTTGAAGTTTACCTAATGCCCAACCATTGATAACAGAAAGTAATGTAGCATCTGCAAAAAGCATTTTCTCATCATTACCATAAAGAAAAGCATTTTTACATAAATTCTGCTCAAAATTAGCTTGTGTCAATGTACCGTTGGCATTATATATGTTTTCTGTTGCAAAAGATAAAATACCACCTGTTGCTCTAGCTACATAAGTACCAGAAGTATCTAATTTCTTCTGTCCAAAATAAAATGCTCTACCAATATCAATCAAGTGTTGAATACCAGCTTTATTTCTCTGATAAGCTAATTCATCTACTCCACCATAAACAGAAGTAGCTTTAGCAGTACCAGAAATACCAAAAGGTGTTTTGAAGATTTGAGTATAGTTAAATTTATCTTCTACTTCAGTAGTTTTAGCAACTCTAGTACCAGAAAATTCCTGACTAACATTACCAACAATTAATACTACAGCATTATCAGCAATAATAGCAGCCGTAGTAGTGCCATATGCCCTAGTCACAGTAATTTCGTTCACGTTGTCACCATCAGGATTTAATGCAGTTACAATCATATTTTCATTAGTAGCTACAGCATTAACAATATCACCTATTGCAAAAATAGTACCATCATCAAAAATCAATTTTGTTACATCAGCAGCAGCATTGCCAGCCATATTTAATTGTGTTTTTCTACCAACTAAATCATCTTCTAACCAATGAAATTTAGGATTGGTAGCATCTTCCTTCATAGTTTTTACTTGCTTTAAAAGTGAAATAAAAGGTGTTTCAGTCGGAGATAGAGTTGCGATTACGTTACTCATATCTATAATTTGTTTTGCAGTTACAATGTTTGCGGTTGTTAATACTCCATTAATATTTCCCATGTTTAAATATTCCCCCTATAATTTTTATTTTTTATTTTTAAAATATATTTTTTCTACCAGCATTGAATATTCCTTCAATAATCAATTCTTCTGGTGTTTTACTACCATTATTCTGTTTTGATTGTTTCATATTGTTATTTGTATTTACACTTTGCTTACTTTTCATATTTTCAAGTATTTCTTTTTGTGTTTCATTCTTTACTTGTTTTACAAGTTTAGATGTTGACTTAGGATATAATTCTTGGCAAGCCATTTTTAATATACGTTTAGATTCTGATAAATTAGGATTACCTAATTCAAAAGCAATTTCTTTTGCCTTAATAAACATATCAGCTAAACCTTTTTCATCAGAAATTTCAGAATAATCTTTAGATAATTCTTGTAAATTATTTTGCAATTGCATGTCTGCTTTTTCTTGTTGAATTGGTGCTAAAGCCTGTTGTACAAAATATTGAATTACAGATGCAGGGTCTTCAGTCATAGCTTGAAAAATAGCATCTGATACTTCTTGTTGTGATTTAACTGGTTGTTGTTGTTGACTATTATTTTGTTGTTGTGGTTGTCTTGATTGATGAAATGCTTTTTCAAGATTTTTATAACCTTTAACTAAATCATCAACACTTTTAAATTTACCAGCTAATTTTTCATTAGTAGTAGAATTATCTTCTACTTCTACTTCCTCTTCAGTAGAATTATCTTGTTCTTCCTGACCAGTTTCATCATCTTGAAATTGTTGGTCATTATTAACTTCTACTTCAACTTCCTCATTTACACTAGATTGAGAATCACCTGCCATGTCACTAAATACTTCTTGTCCAGTAGGGGAAGTAGTAACATCGGTTATAGGTTCTCCTAATCCTAAAAAACTCATAATATAAACCTCCTATTATTTTTTATATATATTAACTATGTAGTTAATCTTCAGAATCTAAAATAAAATTAATTTGTTCTATAATACTTTTATATGCTTCAAGTTTTGCACGATTAAATATTATATTTTCTAATTTACATGTAGCTAATTCATTCATATAATAATCTTTCATCTGATTAATATATGCTTCCATTAACTTCCATCCATCATTTTCAAGCATATTGGAAATATTATATCTATCTTCTTTACTATATTCCATATAATTACTCCATTCCTATTCAGGTAATAAACCTTGTCCTTCCATAATTGAACGATTTAATCCACCACTTGCATTTGCTGAAAAGTTTTCAGTATTTTGCATACCCATTAATTGATTCATTAAATCTGGTGGTAATTGCATATCATTTTGAGGTAAAGTATTTTCAGGTAAAGTTTGTTCATTAGGTGGTACTGGTACTTGTTGCATTTGTTTTGCTTTTACTTCTTCTTCTGTGGGAATTAATTCTTCAATATTTTGCATATCAAATGCTTGGAAAATAAGTTTCATTAAATATAATTTCTTTTCAGGAAATGCTTGGAATATTGGGTCTGTATTAGATATTTGATATAATTGCAATAATCTTTGTTTATATGCTTCTTTATTAGCTAATGGTTCTACACTTGAACCCATTGCAATACAATCAAATTCCCCTTGTATTTCGTCTGGATTAATATTTACCCAATCATCACCTTTAATATTAGAAATTCTTAATACTCTTTCAGTATCTAAAAATTGTTGATTTAATTGCATCATCTTTCTAGCAATATTAACTAGTAAATCTTTTTCAATAGAAGTAATAATTTCTTTAAATCTAATTGAAGCATTTGAATCTTTAGTCATTGTACCTGTTGCTGTATCTCTGGAAGATGTTCCCATTATCACTGATTGAGCCCCGGTTGCATCCATGATATCCTGTTTCACCGTTTCTTCTTGATTAAACATTTGAGGTGATACATTTTGAACGCCAATTTCTTCTATATCATCCATCTCATTTACAGGAATTAAACCATTTGGACGCCATGTCAAATCTTTTTTACTTATACCTGAACCTTTTTTATATTTAAACATTCTACGATTTGACATAGCAGCATAGTCAATTCGCATATTTCTATATGTGTTTAATTCATCAATTAAAGGTTCAATTCTATCCATAACACCTTTGCCATAAAATTCACCTGGGATTGAGTCATATCTTGACATATCATATGGTTTCTTTTTATGCCAGTATGGATTTTCTTCATCTTTTGCTATATAACTTCTTTCAATAATAATTACATGTCTATTATCTTCCCAATAGTGAATAACTTCATATAAATCATCTTCAGAATTTGGAGAAGAATTATTTATAGCAATTCCTATAGATGCCATTCTTTCTTGTTTAGGTTTATTATATGAATTAGAAGAAGTTATTTTTTTCCAATCAACAACATATATTTCACTATCATGTTTCTTTTGTATTTCTGATTTTGTTTCATATGTGATATGTCCACACCATCTTGCTGTATCAATATCTTCTGCATATGGGTCTACAAAGAAATTTAACAAATCAACAAAATATACATCAGGGTCATCATATAGAATTTCTTTAGTTTTAACAGGTTGATATCTTTGAATTGGTTGTCTAGTAACTTCATCAACAAATGGCTGATTAGTTTCTTCATCAATAATATCAACTAATTGTTTTTTAATTATATTTCTTGTATCATACTTCCATCCTGTATAAGCGATAGTTGTTCCATATATACATAAAGTTTTTAATCCTTCTGCAAACTTAGAACGTAAATTCATTCGCTCATTCATTTGATAATCTAATAAAACTTGATTATTTGTTGCAAAATTGTAGTCGTTAACTTCCCTATCCTTCACTGTGATATAAGGTCTTGCAGAAAATAATGTTTCTACTAACCTCGGCAAAATTGTCGCTACTTGAATATAAGCATACGGAATAGAAATATTGCTAGTAGTTGTTATTTGTTTTTGTGTTGCAGGGTCAATAATAGCATCAACATAGTTATTATACATTTGATAGAATCTTTCCCATTTATCTTTGTAATTATTAACTACATTTTGTTCTGATAATATAATTCTATTCATATATTTATTTAAATTTTTTTGATTAGGTTTTGCTATGATTTAAACCTCCCTTCTAATAGCCTGTCCTTGAATTAACTGGTCTATATTCTTCATAATCATCTATTTCATTTGCTTCATCTGGATTATAGTATTTTTGTGAATCAACATAAGCACATATAGCCAGCGATAGCACTCTATCATCATGTTTTAGAGATTGTGCTTGTGGTTTACCTTTATCATCATAGACAAAAGTAATAAATTCTTCTATTGTTTCTTTGCAATTTATTTTTATTAAATCATCTCTAAACATACGAATAAGATTATCAATAATTAATTTTCTATTGTTTTGCATAGTACGCCAACCATATTCTTGAATAGTTTTATTGCTTACGCTATCAACATTTTCTTTTCGTTTATAGATGTTTTTATAAATTGGTTTAAGTGAGGATAAGAAACTACCACCAGAAGTATTATTTAATTCTGGAACAACTAATGCACGATTGTAAAATCTTGCTAACATTTCAATTTCTTTAGCAAATAAGTCAGGGTCAATATGTCCATGAAATTGTGCAACTTGTTCTTTGTTTTTCCTATTTAAAACATCTGCACATGAATAGTCACCATGTTTTAAACCTTCAGCAGTATCTACAGATATTATGTATTCTTGTCCATCAATAGGAAATTCCCATATAGATAGATAACCTTTTTTACTAGAATTAAATTGTACTCTTTTATTTACTTCAATTATATTACCTTTTTTTAAAGGATTTTTACATTTATTATTTTTGTAATATTCACATTTATTATGATTAAAAACAGGTCTACCAGATGATAAAAATGCTTCATTATCATTTGATGGATATTCTTGTTTAAACTTTTCTTCATCACCATTACAATTATTCTTAATACACCATCTACGCCATTTTAATTGTTCAGGAGATAAATTATATGCTTTTTGAAGCTCAATTTCTTCATCAGTTAATTTTAATACTTCACCTTCATCTAATTCCATTTGATAATCTTTGTGTTCAAACCATGCAAAAAATAAAGGTATAAAATCATTTAATCCTTTTTTGGCATTAGTATATAATTCATAAAAATAATCACCTATACCATTTGCAGTAGATTCAACGATAATTATTGAATTTTTAGAATATGGTACTGATTGTAATAATCCTAACATTGTTTCTTTTGGTGAAGGCATAAAAGCTAATTCAGATACGTGTAAATAGTGAATAGTATTTGAACGTCCTGCACCAGAACCTTTAGCTGTAATCATTCTCATTTTAGAACGTAAACCTGGATTTTCTTGTTTCTCTTTTACTTCTTTTGTTGGATTTTCAAATATTAATTGTTGTGAATTATTTGATTTAACCATAGGACGCATTTCATCAGGTAATTCATCTAAAAACAATTTAGACATATTAAATAAGTTAGTTGTGGATTCTTCTAAGTGTGCTATAATTGTTGTATTAATGTTTTCCTGTGTTGAAGTTAAATGAAATAATTTACCTTCTGTATATGTTGAAGCGCCCTCTTGTCTAGCTTTAAGGATTACTAATCTAACTGGTTTATTTAAACTACGTTGTTTTTCAATTATTTTATCTAATTTAATTTGAATTGAATTTAGTTTAAATTTTTTTAATTCACCTTCTTTAGTGCGTATTTTTAAATTTTTATAAGCATAAAAAGGGAATTCAGTTAATGATTTTTGTATAATATCTGCTTCAGTTAAACCTTTTTTTTGCTCTGATTTAGTTATTTTTAACTTGTGTTGCTCTGATTTTTTAATAGTTATTTTATATGTTCACCTCTTTTTCTTTTCTCTTCTAAGAGATATTCACGTTGCTTTGCTTTACGTTGTTTTTTAGTTGTATGTTTGCTTGTTATTGAATAGTTTAATTCATTTAATAATTTGTCAATTTTACTAGACATTATAGCAACTCCTGTTTATATATTGATTATTTGACATTACACTTAGTGTTAAAAACATAGTAAAATCAATGGTTTAGAGTATATTGGCAATTTTATATATGTACTCTGATAGCCATATATTATATTTGTGGGTGTGGGGGTACGTTTGGGGATACCCCCTTCCGTTATAACGTAATTCCGTAATAACGAAACAACGTAATTTTACCACAATTTTACTAACTTTCCACAATTTTCATTAACATTTATCACACAATTTTAACATACTTTGGGTGTTCAAGTGTCCAAGTATTAGCTATGAAAGTACAATGTGTATTCACAACCCTAGCCTTATGTAACTATAAACTTACCCGTTCAATTATAAGCGAAACTAATTATATACGGAACTTCCGATAATAAATATTATGTAAACTAGAGAACTACCAACAAACCCTTATAGAATCAATGGTACAAGGTTTATAATATAATTTACGCTGTATTATTCGGAACTTATGCTAACAATTATATAAATACTATTATCTCAGCGAAATTCACATAGTATTTCTATAGATAGAATAACATGATAAAACGAAAATTTTATTCAAACTTAATCATCTTCATCATTAACAAAGTATTCAATATCTTCAACTACTTCGCCCATACTTGCCATATATTCTTTATATTCTTGATGTTCTTTTAAATGCTTCTCAATACCGTTATTCACATTAACATTAATATCTTTCTTCTGTGAATACAAACCAATCATTTCAAAATATAACTTTTGATGATTGTAACTACCTTCTTTAGCCTTCTTTTTTAATGAATCTATAATAGGAAACAATTCATCACATAGTAAATCATTAACAGTATTTTTCATAACTTCCATAAATCTTGGTTTTCTAATCATTTCATAGTAATAAGTTCTACTAACATCTGCCAATTTTGCCTTTTCTGTGTGAGTTTTTCCAAAATTATCAGGATTTTGTAAAACTTTCAATAAACGTAACTCAGCAGGAGTCACATTTTCACCGTCTGTTACAGTTAACTTTCCCATCCTTTCACCTACTTTCAAAATACCAAACAAATATCAAACACTTACAAAACCCTTACATATCAATTACTTAGCATTAATTTCTACATCACATAGTATTCAATACTACATATCCTTTAGCATAGTAAAGTGTTAAAATACTGTATCAAAATGATACACTTTTCCCCTAATTTTTACCTAACATTTACCCTATTTTAACGTCAAACTACCATATATGTAGTATGATAAATTTATTCACTTACCTCCACTTTATCAATCCTATTCACCATAAACCAACCATAAGCATCATTTTCCAATACTTCCATACTATCCTTTAAATCAACTACTTCATTTTCTAACTCACTAACTTTATCCTTTAACTTTTTAACTTCATCAAATAATTGATAAACAATTCCACTTAACGCATCACACATATTATTCTTCATCCTCTTCCGATAAATTACCTATTAAAATAACTAAATCATCTTTGAATATTTCTTGTGCTTCAATACTTCCAAAACTTCTTATAATAGTATATACACCATTATTATCTTTATTTTTAATACATATAGCTTCATCTGTTCTTGTAATCTTCAATATATCACCTTTAATATATGTACTTTTTAAAAATTTAACTTTTGTTTCTTCAATACTATAATTATCAATAAATTTATCTCTTGATTTAGTTTCATTAAAATACTTTAATTCATCTTCACACATATCTATACCTTCTCCTTCTCTCTCTCTCCACATTAATCAATCCTCAAACAATTATTCTCACCACATCGAGGACATACACTATCTCTATCATCATCAAAACTTAATAATCCACCATGTTCCTTGACTAATTCAACTAAACTATCTAAATCGTCTGTATCTCCAGAATCATAAATATTACACTTAAAACAATACGCATACATAATAATTCCTCCAATATAAAAAGTAGGCACTAAAAAGCACCTACTTCCATTTTATTCTTATCCTTTATTATAATATATTATATTATCTTTTATATCACTCATATCACTTTCAAATGTAACCTTAATTCTATCATCCAAACTACAATCATAAATTGTTTTAATAAATCCCATTACCTCACTAAAATCAAAATCATCCATCTCAATTTGAAATTTCTTATTATTCATTAAAAAGTACAGCATTTCATCTAATTCACATGTTTCAATAATATCCTTTTTATCAAAAAGTATTTTAAATTGAATCTCTTCATATACACTTCTGATTATTTTAACACTATCACTTACATATACTTCACCATATTTATTATTTCTTCCAAGAAAACATATAGCATCTTCAATATCTTCTATATGAATATCATTATAATTTCTACTGTCATTTAATTCTTTTAACATACACCTTATATTAGGCTTAACTTTTTCCATTAACTTTGTATTATCTTTTATTAATATTGAATTATCTTTCATTAATTCATCATTCTGCTTTTCATAAGCATCCAATAAATCTAATACCTTTTCAATAGGTACTCTCTTGTCAATCTTACTAATAATTTCTTTCAATTTATTATATTCTTTTTCCCATATATCATTATGTTCTTTAAATTTTACAACATCATCAATGATATAATCTATAACACCATCATAAGAACAACTTTTAAATTTATTATCACAAACATATTCTGAACTTTTACAAAATAATCTATGTTCATGTTTTCTTTTAATTTTTTCATATTCATTTAATCTTGCTTTCAACTCTTCAATTTCTTTTTCTAATGCTTGTTTATTATTCTCTAACATATTAATCTTCCATCCTGTTTGATATTTCATAATTATATCTCCCTTTTCTATTTAATTTAAAAATACATAATCCTATTCATTTCACAATAAGCCTTCAATTTATCCTCTGTCCTATACCATTTTTCTTGTTCAATGCAAAAAGGTATAACTTTTATAATACAACCATATGTAATATATAATTTGTTATATCCTTCCATAAAACTAAATGATTCTTTCCAAAACCATATGAAATTCTTAATGAATCTTATAATCATATTTATATTACCTTTCTATTATATATTTCTAACTAAAACACGTTCACCCATTTCATTTATCTCTTCACACAAAGTATCTCTATTAACTAACAATCCAACTGAAGAATAAACATATCTACCATTAATATAATTTCCACATTTTTTCTTCCTAAATCTACCACTATCTTTATTTTCACTAATCCATTGCTGTAACTCCTTCACAGGAATAATATATAAAATATTAACTTTATCAAAAAAATAAAACAAGTAATCAGCTTCAGTATAAATCAAACATCCTTCTGTACCTTTATTATCATTAGAAATAAGTTCCAAGAAAAAATTTCCTGTGTGATAGTAAGTGTCACACTTTATTTCAATACTGACATTCTTCCCTTTATGAAATTGTACAATATAATCAATATCTTTTTTCTGATAATCTCTATCATCTGACACATCAATCACATTTTTAACACTTTCTCTACTCATTAGCCAATCATAAACTATATTTTCACCTTTTTTACCTACCTTTATCGAATCAGCAAAATTATGTTGTATGCTCATTTATTCCTCCCTCTGCAAATAAAAAGAAGCCAACGCAATAGCATCAGCTTCATCTTCACTTACTTCAATTCCATATAATTCTTTAACTTTTAATTGAGTGTTAAATTTTTGTTCTTTACGTTTACGCCCTTTAATACCTAATCCACTTCGCCATTTAGTAGGTTCGATTATAAAAAATTTTAATTCAAATTCATGTAGAATGTTTATAATAGAACCTTGAAGTTGACATAATTGCTTTAATGTTAAAACATTATTTTGATATTGTGTATCCTCAAACAACACTATTTCAGGTTTATGTAGTATGATACTTTGTTTGATTAATTCACTCATTAACTTAATTCTTTTTATGTAGTTTAATTCTTCATTAACTTCTAATTTACCAAATGTAACTAATTCTTTATTATTGAATACTGAATAACCTGTTATTTTTGTTGCTTGGTCATATGAACAAATTTTTATTTTATTTTCCTCCATCCTATTGACATTCTTATATTTTGTGATATACTTACAATGAGATATTATTGACTTTTTGCAAAAAAAACACATAAAAAAACTACTCATTAAAGAGTAGCTATATAAATCCCACATAATATTAAATTTGTACTTAAAAATAATATAAAACTTCTTTTATTTGATTTAATTTCTTCAACCTGCATTTTTATTTTCATCATTTCAGGAGATAAAAAAGGTACATCAAATTTTTTCATATCTAAATGTTTCATTTAATTTTCCTCCGTAATACTATTGCCACGTTCTATAAGAAAATCTTGCACTCTTCTAACTTCTAAAATATCTTCAATAGAGAATATAACTATATCATCCGCAAAAAAATCATATTCAAATATATTTTCATTAATACCTAAGATTCTTGCATCTACACTGTTCTTAGTATAATTCTTAATAATTCCTAAAATATCAGCATCATCCATAATTGAAATTTCTTCTTCAACGAAAAGAGCAGTTTTTAAAGTTTTTTCAACTTCCACCACTTCTTCATCAGTAAGATTAATATTTTTTACCAAATAAACTGTTTCATCTTCAAAAATTCTACCTTCTGGATTGTTTTTATTTAACCAATTTTTCATAATTCATTCTCCTTTTCTCAATTAATTATTTTATTAATCTTATCTTACTACATACTTAAAACAATGTCAACATATATTTTGATAGATTATTATATTTATTTTCTTGATTGAGAAAAAGAAAAAACTACTCTTAGGAGTAGCTTAATATACTTCACTAATTTTAATTTCTATATTATGCAAGTCTACACATGGTCTATATGTTCTAATTCTTCTCAATACGTTGTCTATGTCATTCGCTCTTCTTTTGCTCATGTAAAATTCTAAATTACATTCTGTCACTACAATTTTAACTTTTTCAATTTTCATATTGTCAACCACCTTTTCAATTAGTTTTATTATTTCAATAATAACATTTGAATAATTAGTTGTCAACAATTATTTTTTCTTTTCTATCCAAATCTACTCTTCCATTCATCAATATCAATTCCCATTGTTTCTTTCAATGCTATTTTCAATTCTTCAATAACATCTATACCTTCATAAAATTCACTCAAATCACATACTTCTCTACCACAACAATCAATACAATCTATGTCTTGATTCCCACAAGGTGACAATTTTCATATCACATCCTTTCCTCGGCAAAGTCCCCTCTCTTAAACC